CCAGTTTGGCAAAGGCTTCAAGCGCCTCAGAATAAATCCCGTCAAGGTGTGGACGTATACCAATCAAACCACATTGCTGTGCCATCTCAATGATTTCATCTTGTGTCATGTGTTCTTCTCCTTAAGCTTTTCTTCAATGGCAACAGCGAAAAGACCCCACATTTGGATTTTTCTGTCTTTTTCGGCATAGATTTCGCCAAGCACCTCAATCTCTTCAACCGTCAGCCCTACCCACGGCTTCTTGTATTCTTGGATGTCATCGTCCTCGTCAATCATGCTGTCACCTCTTTGTTCAAAATCTTTTGTAACCCAACCAACAACTGCTCTGCATCAGAGCGAGTCATTGTGGTGTAAAGGCTTGCGCCGCTGTTTCTAAGGGACAGCCACACACCGCCCTCATCCCACTCGTCAACACTGATACGCACACCCTCTTCGGTGTAGATGGTTGTTTCAATCTCGTTGTTCATAATCGATTCGCTTTCAGTTGGTTAATGATTTGGTTTTGGGGGCCGTAGCCCCCTTTGTCTTACTGCTTGGCCCAATAGCCGTAGACCATCTTGTGCGTGCAGTCCCAACTATCATGGGCCACACCGTCAATCACTGCCACAAAGTGACGGGCCTGCTTGGCAATCACCACGCCTGCTGGCATATCAGAGCAACGAGCCTTGCGACCGTTGAACTTAGGGGCTGGCATCCACACCCAGCCGTAACGCTTCAGCACGTCAGCAAAGACGTCTTTGTAAATGCCGTTACGGGCTGACTTGCCGTGACCACAATCGGCGTTGGCCTGCGCCAGTTCTTTGTACACCGCCTTGTAGTCCATACCCAAAGCGATTGCCATTGAGCGTGCGCCACAGTCGCCTGCTGTACCCTTGAAGCCTGCGGCCTTGCGGCCTCCATCGTTATATTGATATTTCATTTCGCTTTCTTTCTTTGTTACCTGACTATGCGGATTTGCTGTGTCAGTGATGTTAGTATAACACCAAGTTAAACGATGTCAACAACTTTATTAAATTATTTTCTAAGTACTTTCCCTAATGTCTGGCTTACCTTCCATCTTGAGGTGCGCCAGAAGCAAACTAAGGTCTTCAGACTCTATCGGAAAATTAGAGTTGTAATGTTTTGCCTGCCACAACTCAATCTCGTTCAGGACGTAGGCGTAGCCAGCGTCAAACCCCTTGATGTAGTCACTCATAACAGCCTCCGCTTGTGGTCGCTTGCAATCTTTGTGTTGGTCAATGAAATAATCCATTGCGCCAATGATGACGTCAATAGGTGCAGGCATGAAAGGAGGCTCTTCCTCCGCTCCGCAGAACTCGCACTTGAACTTGCCAGTCAAACTGCTAGTGATGATGTGGTCGGTGTTCATGCTGTCTCCCTTGCCTCTTTGCGACCGCACTCTACAAGGTAACGAGCCTCAATCTGGTCTGTGATGTCTTCTTCTTGGAGCATCTTGCGAATGCTCTCAGCCGCCGCACGAGCCTTGTCGGCGTTGCTTGCCTTCTCGTACTTGAACCCTGCATTGATGTAATCTGCTTGCGCGTGTTTCATATCCGATTCGCTTTCGTTTGGGTTAGCCCCCGAAGGGGCTGTTGATTAACGTGATGTGACCTTGACGCTGAACACAGCAGTGGTCTTTGTGTGACGAGCAATCTGCTCGGCAGTTGCGCCCAACTCAGCCAACAAGGCTTTGTTATCAACCACAGAGCGATTGCTCTCAATGTATGTTGCTTTGAAGAGATTGCCCTCAATGACTTTGTCGCCACCAGCAGAGGCGCTGTCTTTGATGCCATCCTTGATGGAGTCAGCCTGCTTAGTCAACTCAGCAATCTGAGCCAAGAGGTTACCGAGTACGTCGACTTGAGTGAGTTGAATGTCGTTTGATTTCATGATTCGCTTTCGTGTGTTACCTGCCTTGCAACAATTGCTTGGTCAGTGATTGGAAGTTTAACACCAACTTAAACTACGTCAACAACTTTCTTAAAATATTTTGTAGGGATTTACCCTAGGTGTTGTTTTGTAGCAATCCCGCAACATCCGCTAATAGGTCATCCTCATCAAACCCCCAATGCTTAGGGAACCCCTTCGTGCCAAGCCCATGTAGCCCTGTCTTGCCCCTATGATGCTCTGGACATAGCGGAATGACGTCCATATGGCTTGAACGCCTTCCTGCCCCTGTTCCAGCCCTTTTGTGGTGTAGTTCCGCAGGCGTGCCTTGGTAACCCATCCGCCTACATACCGCGCACCCCAGTTCAGCCACGGCGCTCATGTGCTGTTTTTCTGCCTTATTAGTCATTGACCTCCCCTCTAAGGCGCTCATTGCGTGAGCCTGCCTCATATCCAGCAAGGTAGGCTTTGCGCTCCACGTCGTACTGCTCAGGACGATGGCTATGACCCCAATCGTCAAAGGACTCAACGCCATTCTGCAAAGAAGCAATCTGACGTTTACGCCAACCCTTTGCCTGCTCACGCTCTATGCGCTCAAACTCTTCGTCTTCTGGTGTAGCCGTCACAATCATCCTCCACATTGAATAAACCATAAAGAATAAACCAACACCAAACAGGACATGGTTATGGAGAATCCACCCATCAGCGAGGCAGACCACCCACGACAAGCCGTGGATGACCCCCCATTGAAAAGTATTAAAACGCATATCTGTTGGAGCAGATAACGTCAATTACCGTCTCGGCGCTGTAGCCATTGACCTGCCTCTTGCCGTATATGACACGAGGACGCAAGCCAGCCTCTTGACAATCCTTGATGGCGTCAATCTGCTCAACACGACTCAACGGCTGAATGTTTCTGTCCATGATGAGATTCTGCACGGTGACGTGCGGCTCCTTGTTAGATGAACACCCAACCAATGCGACTACTGCGCATACTGCAATAAAAAATGTTTTCATAGCGTTGCCCTTCCTTCTGCTCTATTGTTTGCTTGTTCTGTGCGCCAGATTTCTACACGCGCTTGAGCGCCCAACAAATCCCAACGCAACTTTTCTTCTATCTCAATTGCTTCACGCAACCCCTCGAGAAGTTGCACATACTCAGGGTGCGCGTATGCCTCGCGCTCTTGTGCGCCAATAGCGCTCTCCATGCTTCGCTTCATCAATATCGCTTTAAGTGATTTACGAAACTCTTCGATGTAACACCTCTCCGCCTTGGCTTTGGCAAACTTCTTACCGTTAAGCAAGATGTAGTCAACCGCCTTGTGTGGGTCTCTATCTTCACTCATAAAAAATCCTTCCTTTCTTTGCGCGATTACGCTTGATTACCATCCCCACAAAAAACACAAAACATATCCAAAACATAAATCCAGACATCGCCATGAACGTCCAAAAAAAATCTCCGAATGACTCAAACATTTACATCTCCTCTTCTGGTGGTCGTTGACACAAAAAATAAAACAAAACAGCAACGCCAAGTAGTAGCCATGCCACCGCACCCGACAAGATAAAAAACCAAGTGACTAAATTTAAAAACATATCCATCACTTACTCCTTTTACTAACAAGAACAAAATCTTCACGAATTTCAATCATTGCTTGCGCCTGCTCAAAAGCCTCGTAAGCAATATCAATCTTTGACTTAGTCTTAGCAGGCTTTTGCATCAATGCCATCAATGCAAACATTGCGTAGATGTCAATCAATTCTGGTTCTGTTTTCATTTGCGCCCCTTCTCTGCAAGGTACTGCATAACGTGTTCGTGCAATAAATCAATCAAAGGCGGTTCTCCTGAAAATAAAAAATAAACCACGACCAAAGAAATCATCCAGTTCATAGCACCCCTTCTATGGTTACTTTGACCATGCCACCAATATCGTCCGCCCAGTACACACGAAGGTCTTCAATCAAAGCGTCGTCTTGCATAACCCCAGCGTGAGTCATGGAGTCAAGCAAAGCCTTTAACAAGTTGTCCAAGTCACGACGTCGACGGTCAGGGCGAAAGCATTCAATCTCCACCTTCATCGCATAGTCAATGTGTTTGGCGGCTCGTTGAATCAGAACTTGGTCAGCAACAGCCTTACGGTATTCGCGCCCCTTCGCGCTGATGATGGTGCGACCATTAAAGTTACGCCAATAAGTGTTGACCGTTGGAGGCCAAGGCAAAGTTATCTCAATCATTTCCATTCCCCTGTGTTCCCTCTGTTGCCTTTTTCCCATTGGTCTCTAACGTCCGCTTCAAGTCTGGACTTGGGATGAAGTTCGTTCCATCCTTTGTGACGTCTTCCAAGATTGTCAACGTAACCGTTGAGCCAACGATATGCGGAGTTCCTATCTTTGAGTCGCATTTTGATGACTTCCCGCACGAGACAACGGTGACGATGTTCGTCTTCTCCTTGACCTTCTTGCGCCTCATTCAAAACCTCCCTCCAGCGTCAAACTGCATTGGATAAGAGTCGTGTTGCTCAACAAACTGTTGCGACTCTTTGTGATACCAAAGCGAATACCAATCCTCTGACTCGCCATTGCGTTGCTTCTCGCACATCAGGTAGGCATCAGGAATAAGCGGGTCAACAGAGCCGTTCTGAGCGTCATGTTCTTTTTTCTTGTTACGCCACACCATCAGCACGTTATCCACTTGGTCGCTTATTGAGCCTGAACCTTTGATGTCATTCTTGTTGGGCTTGACCTCTTCGCTTGCCAACTTGCGGATGTGGTGAATCAAGTGAATGTGTACGTTGTGGTCACGAGCCAATGACGTCAACTCATCAACAAACATTTTCTGTGCGTTGTAGTCGTCTTCACCAGACACACACTTCATCAGCGAGTCAATAAAAATGTGTTGCACACCTAACTCAACTGCGCTGTATCGCGAGACTGCAATGACTTGCTGTGATGTAACCGTACCCTGTTGGTCATACAGCCACATGAACTCATGAGCGTAATTTCTCATGCGGTCAATCAGCGCTCTCATGTACTTGGCTTTGTCGATGTAACGAGGTGCATCAATGTTCTCGCCAGCAAACTGTCGAAGCATACGAAACAACGTGCGCTTTGGTTTCATCTCAAACGAAGCAATCATCACCTTTTGCTTTTGCTTGATGAGACCCATAGCAATCAAGCCAGTTACCATACTCTTACCACCGCCATTTCCGCCTGCGTATAGCGTTACCTCACCAGCCCTAAACTGAAAACCTGTATGGGTCTTAGGCCAAGGCATGGTTTGAAACTCTTCCTTGCTTGGACTTGCCAACTCATCTTCAATCTCATCTAAGAATTCATGTGCGCCACGAACCTTCTGAGCCACGTCGTTAGCCTTAAGGTACTTCTCAAAGTCAATGTCATCAGGTCGAACTACGCGAATGCGTCTAGCCTCATCAAGTTCCTGCGCTCGTTTCTGTACGTCAGACGTTTGCATATCTGATTGCCTCTTCAATTCGCTGTGTGGATAAATTTAATCGCTCTTGGTCTACTTTACTTAACTTCTTACCCTTACTCATGTCGTAAGCGCAAATGGCAACCACCAAAGCCTCAAAAGAAATAATTCGCATCAGGTCGCTGGCAAAGAACGCAGGCTTTAGGCTCTTCTTACCCTCGACTGGGTACTCGCGTCGCTTATCGTCAGGTGGGAACAAGTCGGTCATGTCCATGCCCAACGCCTGCACAACATTTAAAGTCTCGCAACCAGCAAAGCAGTGAAGCAGGATTCGACCGTCTTCAACTTCACGGATAGAAAGGGATGGGCCTTTGTCGTTATGAGCAGGACAACAAGCAGTCCAAGAACCGTTGCGACCCTTGACCTTACTTAACATACCCAACATACGTTCGACTGGGGTCATATTACCCTCCTGCCAATCGAAATCGAATCGGTTGTTGAGTCATCTTCCCAACGCTTTTGGTTGATGAACGTAAGTGGCGCTGGCTCAAACCCCAAAACCCACTGCTCAGAAGCCTTTAAACGGGCTACAGAGGCGATAATTTTGTCCGCCAAGGGGTCTAGTGCCTGACGCTCCCATTTCGCCTTACAGGCCGTTTTAGCGACTTTGCGTTTTGACGCAGGCCATGTTGCCCAAAATTCTTCAAACCGCAACGAAGTCGGTGAAACCGACGATATGGTATTTATTTCTGTTTCTGTTTCTGTATCTGTTAGGGTTTGCTTAGGGTTTGACTTCGGTTTCGATTCGGTTTTTTTCGGTCTGCCACCTCGCTTCCCAAGCTGTCGATTATTTTCAACTTGTTTGTTGTAACGTGCTATTTCAGCATCACAACGATAGTTGAAATACCCTGTTGACGTCTTTTCAAAAAACTCACCCAAAACCGATTCGGTTATGTCTAAATCTAGACGTATCTTCC